TTAGGTATGTTCGGAGTAGAGGATCCTCGATCAGGCACCATCAACGAAGACAAACGAGATAAACCTACTATGGCTAAAGGCGGTTCGGTTGCTAAACGTGCAGACGGAGTTGTTAAACGCGGTAAAACTAAAGGACGTATGATATGAAAAAGAAATTTGCCGCAGGCGGAATGATGCCTCCTACTGGTGGAATGATGCCCCCTCCTTCACGGCCTCCTATGGCGCCGAGTAGTCGCTCCCCTGCCCCTCAATCAAGAGACGAGCTGGAAGATATTTCTCCAGAAGCCTTGGAGATGATGATGCAGAAAAAACGCGAGATGGAGCAAGAACGCCGTCAACGAAAAATGGAAGACGAGATTCCCGCGCGTAAAATGAAAAAGGGTGGTAAAGTTAAAAAAGCCAAACCTGCGTCTAAACGTGGAGATGGCTGCGCCGTCAAAGGTAAAACTAAAGGACGGATGATCTAATGATGGCCTCTCGCGGCATGGGGGATATTAATCCCAGTAAAGTGCCCAAAATGGGCACAAAGTCCCCCAAAGTGGGCACGCGCAAGGACGGCGATAAGTTCGACATGTACGCGCAAGGTGGTAAGACTAAGACTAAAGTCAATGAAGCGGGTAACTACACCAAGCCCGGTATGCGTAAAGCAATGTTTGAACGTATTAAAGCTGGCAGTAAAGGCGGGGATCCGGGGCAATGGAGCGCGAGAAAAGCCCAGTTACTTGCGCAACAATACAAAGCCAAGGGCGGAGGGTATCGTGATTGATTTTGTGAAGAAGCAGTTTGATGTCAGCCAGCAGTTGTTAGCGGCTATGGCTCTGGATCAGAAAGACCGCATGGAAGGATTTGTGGCTTGGGGCGAACTTAACGCCGATCTTGTCAAAAAACTTGCCGAGCGTGATAAAACGATCGCTGAGTTACGCAGTAGGCTTCAGGCGTATGAGGCAGTAGAAGCAAGATGAAAGCGCCGCAGAAGTCCTTAAAAGACTGGGGCGACCAGAAATGGCGCACGTCTGACGGTAAACCGTCAAAGGGCAAGAAGCGGTACCTACCCGACGCTGCGTGGAAAGCACTGAACCCTGCGGAGAAAGCAGCGACAAACAAAGCGAAAGCTGCGGGCAATAAGAAAGGTAAGCAGTTCGTGGCGCAGCCTAAAAAGATAGCAAGCAAAGTTAAGGCGTACAGAAAATGACCACATCCGGCACCACGGGGTTTAATTTAGATTTAAATACTCTCGTTGAAGAAGCGTTTGAGAGATGTGGTGCGGAGCTGCGTACCGGCTATGACATGCGTACAGCACGTCGGTCTTTGAATTTGCTAACTATCGAATGGGCGAATCGGGGAATTAATTTATGGACAATCGAACAAGGTGAGATACCTTTAGTTCAAGGCCAAGCCGTTTACAACTTACCCACTGATACGATTGACTTGTTAGATCACGTTGTACGTACAGGGTCTGGGCAAAACCAAACAGATATTAATATTACCCGTATTTCAGAATCTACCTACTCTACGATCCCTAACAAGAATACGTTGGGACGCCCTATCCAGTTATGGATTAACCGACAGATAGCGCCTGAAATTTATGTATGGCCTACCCCAGACCAATCAAATTTCTATACGTTTGTGTACTGGCGTTTACGGAGGATTCAGGATGCGGGCAATGGCACAACGACTCAAGACGTACCTTTCCGCTTTTTACCGTGCCTTGTGGCAGGTCTTGCGTATTACTTGGCAATGAAAATCCCCGGTGGTGAGATGCGCTTAGCTACGTTACAAGCTGAGTATGAAAGACAGTGGATGCTAGCCAGTGATGAAGACCGAGAAAAAGCAACGCTACGTATTGTCCCTCGTCAGATGTTCCTGTAGGGGCTGAGATGTCTACTTCTTTCGCTTCCGGTAAAAAAGCAATTGCGTTATGTGACCGATGCGGGTTTCAGTTTAAGCTTAAGCAATTACGTACTATTGTTGTTAAGACTAAAAACGTAAATCTTTTGGTATGTCCAGAGTGTTACGAACCCGATCAACCGCAGTTGCAGTTGGGTATGTACCGAATAGTTGATCCACAGGCGCTACGCAATCCCCGTCCTGATAGTTCGTATTTACAATCTGGCCTAAACAGCTTAGATCCCGCTACAATAGAGGGGACCCCGTCAGGGGGCAGTAGACAGATTCAGTGGGGGTGGAACCCAGTAGGGTTAGATAACTCCCTTGGTTTAACAGGCTTGATTAACAGCCTAGAAGCAAATGGTCAAGTTGGCAACGTTACAGTAACTACCGATTGAGGTTAAACATGAAAGAGCACAAAATGATGGGTAAAGAAGTTGGCGAGGCTAAAGTCTATGCGCCCCCTCACGATATGACTGGTAAGGACATTACTCCTGCCGATGCGAAAGGTGCGGGCTATCCAGAAACCGACGTGAAGACTAGCGGTATTAAGGTTCGTGGTACTGGCGCGGCAACTAAGGGCTTGATGGCTCGTGGACCTATGGCGTAAATATGAACTACACGCAGCTTACCAATGCTATTAAGTCGTATACGGAAAACAGCTTTCCTGATTCGGTCGCGGCTAGTGATTTTACATCTACCGACCAGATTGATACGTTCATTAGGCAGGCTGAGCAACGGGTGTATAACACCATTCAGCTATTAGAGCTACGTAAGAATGTAACCGGCAACGCCACTACAAACAATAAGTACCTGACAGTGCCTTCTGACTGGCTGTCTAACTTCTCTTTAACGGTTATTGATCCGGTTACCGGTGAGTATGAGTACCTACTTAACAAAGATGTTAACTTCATCCGTGAGGCTTTTCCGTTTCCGGCTGTGAGTGGCAAGCCAACGCACTACGCTATGTTTGACCAGAACTCGTATATTTTAGGTCCTACACCCGATGCAGACTATGAGATGGAACTGCATTATTTCTACTATCCGCCGTCTATTGTGGATGCAGGAACCTCGTGGCTTGGAGATAACTTCGATTCGGTCTTGCTGTACGGTTCACTACTCGAAGCTTACACTTACATGAAAGGCGAAGCCGATGTTATTGGCGGGTATCAAAAACGATACGACGATGCTATGGTAATGCTTAAACAGTTGGGCGAAGGTAAGAACCGCCAAGACATGTATAGAAACCCTCAAGTAAGGTATGAAGTCCGATGAGCATAAGCGAAGTTGCCTATCTGTTAGGCGGTGAAGGTGTCTCAGTTATGACGACACAAGGCCGTGGGTTTACGCCTGAAGAGATTGCTGACCGCGCCGTTAACAAGATTATTAGTGTTGGGAGCCAAACGCACCCCGTTATAAGGGATCAGGCGGAAGCTTTTAGAGAAAATATACGAAGTGTATTGGTGTTCTATATTAATGAAGCGGTTCAGTCTGACCGGGTAACATTAGCAAACAGACTTAAAAAAGCGGGACATCCCGAATTAGTAAAACTTTTAAGCGATTAAGGAGTTTATTATGGCTATTACTCAAGCAATGTGCTCGTCTTTTAAAGGCGAATTGATGGTCGGCGTTCACGATTTCCGTGCTGGCACGGGGGATACTTTTAAATTAGCCCTGTATACCTCATCGGCTACTCTCGGGGCTTCGACTACGGCTTATACAGCTACTGGCGAGGTTGTAGGTACGAACTATACTGCTCAGGGTAATGCCCTGACTAACGCAGGTGTATCGGTAAGCGGCACGGTTGGCTTTACTGACTTTAATGACCTGACGTTTTCTAACGTGACTGTCACTGCGCGTGGGGCTTTAATTTTTAACAATACTCCTTCAGCGAACGGTATTGCGGGCACGGCGTTGACCCGTCCTGCTGTTGCAGTGCTTGACTTCGGTGCAGATAAAACCTCTACCGACGGCGACTTTACGATCATTTTCCCTACCGCAGACAGCACAAACGCTATTATCCGAATCGCCTAAAGTGAGTCAGTGTGGCTTCATCAAATGATTATGTCGGTTGGGGTTCTGGTCCTTGGTCTCGCGGAGATTGGGGGCAGGATCTCATCGAGATGTTTCCTGATGGGGTTCAAGCTAATGGCGCGGTAGGTAGTGTTGTAGCAAGAGCAGCCGCCGTTGTTAACGTTACAGGGGTAGTTGGGACAGGGCAGCTTGGCGAAACAGAAGTTGATGCAAAAGCGGTTGTCAATGTTATCGGCGTTCAAGCAGTCAACGCAGTCGGTACGGTTCAGATCGACGCAGAGGCTAATGTTTTAGTTACAGGCGTTGATGCTAGTTCTGTAGCTGGAAACGTAGAAGTTGTTGGCATTGCTAACATAACTGTAACCGGCGTTAGTGGTGCTGGTGGAATCGGTACGGTTGTTGCTAGAGCTGCTGCTGACGTTGTAGTTACCGGAGAGCAGGCGTCCGGTGCCCTTGGATCGGTGGTTGTTGAAGCTCAAGCCGAGGTATCTTTAACAGGGGTAGAAGGTACTAGCCAGTTAGGGATAATCGAGCAAAAAACAGTCAACCGAATCCCAGTTACAGGCGTCTTTGGTACGGGTGAAGTAGGCACTTTAGAAGTATCTGCCGGAGCTAGTGTACTTACCACAGGGGTTCAGGCTAGTGGTCAGTTAGGTACTTTAGAGGTATCCGCCGGAGCTAGTGCATCCCCAACAGGAGTTGAGGCTAGTGGTCAGTTAGGCACACTAGAGGTAGTAGGTGTTGCCAATGTGCTGGTTACAGGAGTTGAGGCTAGTGGTCAGTTAGGGGAAGCAGAAGTATCTGCCGGAGCTAGTGTACTCACAACAGGAGTTGCTGGTAGCGGTCAGTTAGGTACTTTAGAGGTATCCGCCGGAGCTAGTGCATCCCCAACAGGAGTTGAGGCTAGTGGTCAGTTAGG